GTGACACCACTACTCATTGCAGTCCAGACCGCCATTTGTGTCGCGTGATTCCAGACAAAAGCATAGCCCGTGACGCCCGCACTGGGCAAGGTCACGTCAGCAAAATTGCCACCAAATATAGTTGTCGGCAAAGCTGTCGATAATAAATACTGAAGATGATCATTGTCGGAGAGTCCAGTCAGCAATCCGTGATCAATTATTCCATTTCCAGTTGGAAATGAAATTGCTATACCGTCATCAGCCTCAGTGACCTGAATGATTTCATTGTTGACGATCACGGAAATATCACTCATCGCGTCACCTCTCTGCTCAATTCCACGATGCCTTGCAATAATCGGGTGACTACCCCACTTGGCGAAATAATTTCAAGATCATAATATGCGCTATCAAATGACAATACCGCCGTGGCCGCCGCGGAAATAGTAATCGTAATTTGGCCGCTTGCACCAACAATTGTAATTCCCGATCCAATCGCCAAACTAATCAATGTCGTGGATGAATTGATTTGACTGCGAATCTGCATTCTCGCGTCATAGCCAGTTAAATTAAAGGCAATATCATTTTGCAATACATTTAGTACGCGTGAAAATGTCGCGCCCTGTTCGATTATCAGATTTAATGTTCCTGCGCTCATAAAATCCTATACACAACTACGCTAATCCGACTTGGCGCAACGCGTCAAGCACGCCCATTCCCGCACCGCGTCGCACGCTAGATTCGTCAGCGTTGCCCGAAATGTTGATCGTCACTGGAATATTTCCGCTAAATCCCCCCGCCCCCGCTGTGGATATTTGCGATTGTGGGCGAATTCCACCTACAGTAATATCCAATCCTCGCGTAATGTCCGCGCTCAGCGCACCTATCCCGCGCATTGCACCTTCGCGGATACCCTGCGCGAACGGCATACCGATTTGATCCGCTGCAACTTTTGATGGTGAAGAAATTCCCAGCGCAGATTTCGCCGCGTTCAATGCCGCTTCAGCCGCGCCGCGTGCAGCGTCAACTACAAAATTCCACGCGCTACGAATGCCATCAGCGATGCCTTGCATCATGCGTGCGCCAATATCCGACCACGACCCACTAAAGAAATTCTTGATTGATTGGATCGCATTGCCAATAAAATCTCGCACCGCGCCAAACACCGCGTAAGTTACATCACGAATACCGCCAAAATTTGTAGCCCAAGCTGCCGCCAACGCTGCCACAGCAAGCACAACTAATCCGATTGGTCCAGTCAAAACCGCGAGTATCGGCCCAATGCCCGCGATAACTGGCCCCGCCGCTGCGAATGCGCCCATGATCGCCGTGACACTTGAAATCAATGTACCCGCTACGACTAGCACAGGCCCGATTGCCGCGGCTAACCCTGCAACTATGAGGATGATTTTTTGTGTTTCCGGCGATAATGCTTGAAATTTCTCAATCCACGAGGTAATTACATTGACGATTTTTAGCGCAATCGGCAATAACATTGTCCCCAAATTAGCTGCCGCGTCAGCGAGTTCAGCTTTCATAATACGCGTGCTGTTGGCGAGTCCTTCCGATGTTCGAGAGAAATCACCCTGCGCGGTTTTTGTTTGCTCTAAAATTAACGCGTACGCAGCTTGCGCTTTTGCCGCCGCGGTTAATTCGCCATTGGCACCAACTAACCCCATTTCCATCGCTTTGGCTTCGACTGCTGCCGCTGATAAATTGACTCCTAATGTTCGTAATGGTTCAGTTTCGCCAACCAACCCAGCGCGTAATTTTTCCAATGCTACGGTTGGATCAATGTTATTGAATGAAGCTAGATCGCTTGCCAATTCCACTATGCTTGTGGACATTTTTGTGGATTGATCAGAACCAATCCCCATAGCAGTAAATAGATTACCGAATGTCCCAGCCGCTTCCAATGCCTGTTGTTCGGATTGTCCTAATGCTTTTGCTGCCCCATCCGCCCACGTTTTGATCGTCTCTGCGTTTTTGCCAAAAACAACGTCAACCTTATTCATCGACTCAGCGAGATTACTCGCCGCTTCAATCGATTTTAATCCTATCGCGACAAGTGGCGCGGTAACAGCCGCGGTCATCACCGCGCCGGTTTGGGTCATTTTTTGACCAACCGACGACCACTTTGAACCCGCCTGATCCATCTTGGATTCAAAATCAGTTATGTCACCTATTAGTTTGACTACCAGGGTATCGAGTAGAGCCATTAGGACGCGCCATTTTGGGCATTAATTGCCCCCGCAATCGACATAAATTTATCTCTCAAAGAAGGTTTAGGACGATCATCCCAAAAATCGACTAAAAAGTCTTTAATTTCATAGGCTTTGAATCGTTGTTTTAAATCGCGATTCATATTTGCTAAGAGCGTCTCTAGCATCGCAAAATGTAAATCCATGCGTCGATCTCCAATCGGTTCAACCGCCATAAACACTATCCATTGGCAAAACTCAACGTAACTCATGCGATTCTGAAGCTCTTCTACCGTGCAGCGAAAATGCGCCGCCAAGTAGAGCCATGCCCGTAATTCAGAATCGCGCTTTAGTTTTTTTGTTCTATTTCGCTATCGAATCCCATCAGATTATTGAGTTTTGCCGCGGCATTGGCAATTCGTTCTATGACGGAAAATGCTTGATTGTCGAGCAATGACAATTCGTTATCACCAATCACCCGTTGCCCATCTTCGTCAATCCAACTTCTTGCAACCAATTGATAGCGAAATTTATTCATCGCGTCAGCATTGCGTATTTCCTTACTGCCAATGTCCACAGACTGCAAAGCCAACGGTTGCAGCGCCTTTACCTCCGCGCCCGTTAACTGTCGAATAATAATTTCCCCATCCCACTCCGGTATGAACACCCGTTCTGTTTTGAGAATCGGGCGATCTAAAATTGATCTACCTAAAGCCATCAATCCTCCTATGCGAATATAATTGCACCCGTGATTTTGAGGGTAACATCTGCTGTTTGTGCGCCGTTATAGGGGTCTTTAGGTTCGACTTTCACGACCATTGCAGAAAATGTTGCAACAACGGGCGTTGTATCAGAAAAAATAAGTTTATACGCGCCAATAGTGCCATCTACGAATTCCTTGATGAAACCACCGACAACAGTCGCGCTATGTGTAGCGGTATCCGAGTCAAAAACGCAATCGAATTTAATTTCGCCGCCGTCGCGCATCCCCGCAACGAACGACTTCCACGCGAGATCACGACTGGAAACATCGATAGGCTCCATTGCCATTGAAGGTCCGCTAATGTCGCGCACGCCCGCAATTGCTGTGTAAGCCGCCGAAATGCTAATCTGCAAAATTGCAGCGTAACCAGAATATTTATTTGCCATTATCTAACTCCTATAAAATCACTCGGATTCGTTCGCGCCGATACATTATTCCATCAACTATGGGGTAATCTAAGCGCGTAAATTCATTATCAAAAATCAAATCCCTTCGTGTGTGCAGTAGTGTGAAAATTTCCTCACTCAAATCATCGATGTCATCTTCAGTATCACCGCCGTCACTGTCGCGTTTCCACCACAACGAAATTATAAAAGCATAATTGTAATCAGGATCGCGATCTAAAAGTTGCGTGCCGTCGCTATGCACCATTGCGACGGGTGAAACGCGTCTGAAATCCTTGACCTCATGATCGTAGACCGCTTGCAATGTAGTATTCGTGGCTAACAATGTCACCAATGCCTGGCGTTCGCTTTTTCTAGCCATGAAGCGCGTTTCCTATTTCGTGGGCGAAGATTGAATTGATCGCGCTAATATTATTTGTCACGGCTGGAATCAAATAGGGTTGTGCTCGCATTCGTCGCGTACCAAACTCGACAAATGGAGCATACGATTTATTCGTACCCACCGCGCCAACAATGGTATTTTCTGTTCGCTCATAATCGGGATTACCCCAGAGTGAGTTTTTTAGCAAACCAATGTCCACGGGGACAATGCTGACCGCGTGCCTGTGAACTAACCCAACCGCAAGCTGCATCGCTTTTCTGCTGACACTGCGTACATTGCGGGGGAATTCATGAAGCACCCGCCGCAGATTATCCGCGCCAACAATTTCAACTCTCATTGTTTGACCTCTTGCAGAATAATTTGCAGACAGGGTACGTCGCGATCTGTCCACTCCATTACATGTAGAATCGGATATTCCACAGCATTAAGAGTCAGCAAATCGCCCTCTTTTACATCGGGCAGTGTTGTTGTTTCAGCGACGTGAAAACATTCCTTAAGTTCCCGCGCTGACGCTAATTCCAAAAATGCTTGTACCTGATCCATGCGTGCAATCGGCCAAATCGGTGTAATCGCCAAACTCGCGATATGCGTAGTTGGCGCGGCTGTAATACCCGCTACTGTGGAATTTCGTTTAATCGAAGCGGTTTCAGTGCAAAATGTTCGTGCGCTCAATTAACCTCATTATTTTGCTCATTCCATCGTTGCAATGCGTCCATTATCGATAATTCATCAGGATGCTGATTACCGTATTTGCCTACCGTGCCATATGACGCTACTCTAATAAATGTCCACATTGCAAGAGTTTTAGGTAATCTCCATGCAATCCATGTAAAAATCTTCTCAGCCATTTTAGTTACCAATCCTCGCAATCAAATCAGTCACTACTTTTGGTATCCACGATAAATCATAGCCAGCGAGCATTGCAGCAATTAGCACAACTGCAACCGCGCAGATTAACGCAATCACTACAGGCTGATTTTCCTTAATCCAGATCATCGTTGCCATCCATCAGATCGACTCAATCGCCCTACGCCAATCTGTTTGTTCGCGCTACCCCCGCCACTACCACCACCCAGCATAGCATCGATTGATATTGCAATCTGAGATCGACTTTCGCGTCGCGGGCCCAACGTAACATCAGTCTCTAGCGCATATTGAGCGCGCAATTGTTGCAGCATTGACGTATAACCACTCTGTAGGATTGGTTGCACTAATTCCGGTGTAACTCGTGTTACATCTGGGTAGCCATACGTGTCTACGGCTGCTAAACCGCGAAGCGCGTCGTCAATCGCTTCGCTATAATCGCCTTCGGGAGAATCATCGGTAGCAACCGAACTAAGCGCCGCATCGCTACCCAAAGTGCCAAGTCGATTCAATATGCGCGTAGCTATCTCAGCGCGGGTAATCGGCAAGCCACCATACAATAGCGTGACGCTATCCACATAGATCGTTCCGCCAACCGCGGTAAAAGTGATATTGTCATTTGCTCCCGCGTCCAACGCAAATGATAAAAATCCCTCTTGCCAAGCATCCACAATCCCTATAAATGATTGTGTAATCGCGCCATAACCCGCGGTCAGCGAGATTGCATCAGCATCAAGACGATAAAAAAAATGAAGGGTGCAAAACTGATCCTCGCTGATACCTACATCCTGGCTAATGCTCTGCCCGACCGCCAATTGAACACAACCTAAACGGGGATAGCCAAGCGCGCGGTTGATTGTCCCCGTACCTGACCATTCGTTTAAGTTGCCATCAAACGCGCCGTTATCGATTAAGTTCATTTTTTCGCTTTCAGTGCTTCCAACGCTTGCAATCGTGCGATCTCTGCATCGCGTTCACTGATCGCGGATGCTGCCGCCAACGCCTTGTCCGCTGTGGACTTTTCCGCTTTTGGCGGTGTTTCTTTGTCGTATGCTGCGATTTCTTCATCTGTCGCTTTACGCACACCCGCGGGTAATGGACCATCAGCAACCGAATGAATCACACCCCATTTGTTAACAATGTACATATTTGATCTCCCTATTTGGCAAGTGTGCCGACATAAACGCTGAATGGTGTACCATTGCCCGCGGTTACTTGAACGCAATTGTACGCATTGAAAATCGGGATTTGCATTGCAACGGGTGTTACAACCGGGGTCGCATTGCTAGCCAGAATTGCCGCGCCCGCGGCTAGTTTCGTGGTGTTGTTTCCGTACAATTGATCGATGACAACAGTTGTTACGCTCGCCGTGGTGTAAATCAAATCAAGTGTGTTATACCCGCGCAGATCGTAACAGGTTGTAACCGGAGTCAAATACGCCGCCGGAGTGCCATCGAAATAGGTAATCAGACGCGGCCCTGCGGCTCGACTACTGTTATTGGAAAATGAAAGCGGTGTTACTGCGGCCATCGGCGCGGCACTTGTACGTAATGGCCCGCTGATCATCATTACAATTACCAACAACGCGATCATCACCGTCGCAATTAACGCCCAAATTTGTTTTTTAGTGTTGTTCATAGTTCCTCTTAAATGTCAGTGCTGCGAATCACAAACGCGTGATTGTCGCGTTCTTCGGCAACGCCGTACAACACATCAAGCGACACGATCATAGCCTTTTTCAAGATGCTATAGCCGTACATTACGCGAATTCCAATTCCGCCTTCATTCATAGATGTGGTTGTAACGCCGTGACCTTCGGGTGGTGTAGCAAGTGGACGGGTCGCAAACATGATAGCGTTTTTGTGAAAAACAAGATTTTTCACTTCGCCGCCAGTTTGAACTACCCTTTGATCCATGTAATGATTGAATCCGTACTTTCGCCCCAATGTGGCATTCTGCAATGCCGTCGCGTTCGCAGGGTCATACTGTGCATTGGTGAATTGCGCAATCAATAACAATTCCGCCGCGGCATCCTCACCCCAAACAATGTTGCGATTCTCCATTGGCACTAATGCTTTATTCATCAAGCGTTGCGCTTCGACAATTGTCGCCACCACAACACCGCCGCTGCCGGTTCGCGCGTCTAATGGCGTACCACTAAAACCACTATAGAGCGTAAGAATATCATCGTCGATTTGATGTGCCAATGCGATCATCCCGTCGGTAACATAGCCCGCGATGATATCTTGATTTGCTTGTGCCTGCGCGATATCCTCAACTGCAAATGACACATCCTTGTGTTTGTTGAGTGTCAACGGGATTGTGTCTGCGGTTGGTGTCTGAAGCGTAATGTCAGTGTTAGCTGATTTGTCGTTAACACTCAACGTTCCGCGCCGAGGAATATTAAGAATATCCCCAACATTCTTAAATTCATCTTGAAAATCGTGATTGACGAGAGGCAACATAACGGTGTTCGCTCTTAATGCCCCCAATGCAACCGCCGCCCAAATTTCGGGAATAAAACCCGCGGCCTCGGTAACTGTAATATTTGCCATGTATCCTCACTATTGAATCCTTCCTTCACGCGCCGCTTGTATAATTGCCGCCTGATTAGCCCGTACAAAAGCAGCATCTTTCATCTGATCTTTCGTAAATGTAACTGGCGTTGTTTTGCCCGCGGGCGCGTTAGGTATGCCTTGCTTCGATTGATTCGATTGATTCGGCTGAAATAATGCTTGAAGTCGCTGTGCATCGGCGGTTAACTCTTCGAT